TGGCCCGCATCGACACGCAGTCGAACGTTGATCTTGTGGACAGCCTGAAGGGCCTGTTCCAGTCCTCCAACAAGATCAAGAAGCAGTATGAAGACGGCGTGATCGGTGAAACCGGCGGCTTTGAGTTCGCTGAAAACACCCTCCTGCCGTCGTTCACATTCGGCGCGCGCAACAATGCTTATCTGACCAACGCGGCGGTTGCGCAGACTGGTTCCAGCCTGATCGTGGATACCGGCGCGAACGCGATGGCTGCGGGTGACGTATTCACCATCGGCGGCGTGTTCCGCGTGCATCCTGAGACCAAGGCATCGACGGGCGTGCTTCAGCAGTTCGTCGTTACGGCGGCGTATGCGGGTGGTGGCGGCACAGTGTCGATTGCGCCGGCCATCGTGGCCACGGGTGCCTACCAGAACGTCAGCAACGCTGCGGCCGACAATCAGGCCATCACCTTTGTTGGCACGGCTTCGGCCACCACCCAGCAGAGCCTCTGCTACCACCCCGACGCGTTCACCTTCGCGACCGCTGACCTCATCCTGCCGGATGGCGTTCACTTTGCGGCCCGCAAGGTGCAGGACGGGATCAGCATGCGCGTCGTTCGGCAGTATGACATCAACAACGACCTGATGCCGTGCCGCCTTGACGTGCTGTATGGCTTCAAGGCCATCCGACCGCAGCTTGCTTGCCGCGTGCTGGCAAACTGAGTTAACGCCATGACCCCGGTCGCCCTTATCCGCCTGATGCTGAGGGATGCCGGGGTTAACGGCGTTGGCCAGGCCCCGCGTGCCGAAGACAACAACGACGTTCTCACTACGCTAAACATGATGTTAGACGAGTGGGCCACTAAGCGGTGGCTTGTCTACCATCTTGTTGACGTGTCAGTGCCTGTTACTGGCGCGATTTCCTACACCATCGGGGCGGGTGGCGACTTCAACACCACGCGTCCCGATCAGGTGCAGGCGGCGTTCTTCCGATCGACCATCAACGCCACGCAGCCGGTTGATTATCCCTTGCGAGATATCGGCTCGCGCGAGGATTACAACCGCATCGCGATCAAGAGCGTGGGCACCTGGCCTTCGTGGTATTGGTATGATGCTGCGTATCCGCTGGGCGTCGTCTACCCTTGGCCTGTGCCGAACTCTGGCGCTGGAGAATTGCATCTCTCCCTCAAGCAGCCGTTCACGCACTTTCCCGACCTCGTAACAGACATCAACCTGCCGCCGGCATACGTGAACGCCCTGCGGTGGTGCGGTGCCCAGCGCATCCGGCCCATGTATCAGTTGCCGCGTGACCCTCAGCTTGACGGGCTGGCGCGCGCTGCGCTGGCGGCGATCCGTGGCCCCAACATCCAGATGCCGCGCTTGCGGATGCCAGCTGGTATCCCGACCTCGAACAGCCGCTACAACGTGTATTCGGATTCTTGGCTCTGATGCGCGTCGCACTCAAAACCGGCGCATACGTTTCGCGAAGCGTCATCGCTTCGTGCCAGCGCAGTTTGAACCTCTACGCCGAGCAGAACCCGGAAGATGCGCCAGTCCCATTCACGTATTATCCGACACCGGGCTTGCGGGCGCTTTCCAGCCCTCCGGCGGCCGGGCGGGGCAGGGGCGTGTATCGGGGCAGCGATGGGCGGCTGTATGCGGTTGTAGGCCAGACGCTTTACCGCGTGGCGTCGGATTGGTCTTGGACCTCGCTAGGCTCGCTCTACGATGCCCTGACAACGCCCGTGAGCATGTCGGACAACCAGACCACGCTAGTTGCGGTGGACGGCACCGGGAACGGTTACACGGTCAACCTCAATACAAGCGTGTTCGGCACCATTAGCGATCCGGCTTTCTACGGCTCGCCCCGCGTCGATTTCGTTGACACGTTCTTCGTTTTCGCGAAGCCGGGCACCGGGCAGTTCTACATTTCGGATTCCAACGCGGTTACGTTCGATTCTCTGTATTTCGCGACGAAGATTGGCGCGTCGGACCTGCTGGCGACGACGGCGGTGGTGCATCGGGAAATCTGGTTGATTGGCCAGCGGACCACGGAAATCTGGATCAACAGCGGGGCGCCAGCTTTCCCGTATGAGATCATGAACGGCGCTTTCATCCAAAGCGGATGCGCGGCGGTCTATAGCGTCGGACAGATTGGCGATGCCTTGTTCTGGCTCTCCGAGGATGCGCAAGGCGGGCGCCTGGTGCTGAAGGGGCAAGGCTATCAGGCTCAACGGGTTTCGACCCACGCGATTGAGACGGCCATCGCGGGCTACAGCACGGTATCGGATGCCGTGGCCTACACCTACCAGCAAGAGGGCCATCAGTTCTACGTGCTGACGTTTCCCACGGCCGACAAAACGTGGTGCCTCGATATCACAACCGGCCAATGGCACGAACGGGCGTGGTTGGATGACGAAGGGCGCGAGCATCGGCACCGGGGCGCGGCTGCGGCCTACTGCTACGGCGAAAACGTCGTGCAGGATTGGCAAACCGGGCAACTCTACGCTTTCGACCTGAACGTTTATACTGATGCTGGCGCCCCGATCCTGCGGCGGCGTGGCTTCCCACACATGGGGAACAACGGCGGCCGGGTCTATTACACGCAGTTCATAGCTGATCTTGAAGTGGGGCGCGACGATAATTCGACGCTTATAGGGCTGCCAGAAAAGGCGTTGGCACCCGATGTGGTGGCCGATACGGCGCTAGGTGTTGATAGCATCCCGGTCTTTCTTGGTATTGATGACGGCGCTTTGGGCATAGAACCGTCGAAGATTTACCTCCGCTATTCCGACACGCGCGGGGAATCGTGGTCCGATCCGATTGCGGACGACTTCGGTGCGACGGGCGATTTCTATAAGTCCATCCATTTCCAACGCCTCGGCATGGCGCGGGATCGGGTGTTTGAGTTGTTCTGGAGTTCCCCGGTGAGGACGGCGTTGAACGGTGCCTTCGTGCAAGCGATGGGCGAAGGGGTGGCGCGATGAGCGGTTCCGCGCAAGGCCTCCCGCAACGACTCACAGCCTTTCTCGACCCCAAGACGGGCCTCGTCACGGATACATGGTGGCGCTTCCTCAACGCCCTGTTCCAGCGCACAGGCGGGGCGCAGGGCACCAGTGGCCTAGACGACATAATCCAATACGGGAACATGGCGGACGTGCCCACGGACACGCCTCCAGACGACGCAGCGTGGCTTGCGAGCGCCATGGCCGACGTGCCCGACGCTACATCGCCCGACGAAGCGGCATGGCTTGCAAACATGATGGCAGACGTTCCCGACGCTGAGCCGTTCGCCTGGCAGGCAGCGCCGCAGATGGACGCTCCGACTGAGCCTGAGAATGACCCGGCGGCAATTGCATTGATGGTGGCAGACTGATGGCGATTATCTCTCCGGCCAATCTGGGGCAGGGCACGTTGACGGCTGCGGCGGTGGCCTACGCCACGGCTTCGGGCGCGTCGAAAGTCATCATCAAGCAGGCGACGTTCACCAACACCGACACGGTGGCGAGGACGATCACCGTTTACCGCGTGCCCAGCGGCGGCGCTGCGGCGGTGGGAAACCTCATCATTCAGGCTCAGTCGCTTTCCGCTGGCCAGTCCTATGACCCGCCGAGCCTGAAGAACATGGTGCTGAACCCCGGCGAGACGCTGCAGGCGCTGGCGTCAACGGCGGCGGTGGTGAACATCTTCGTTTCGGGCCTAACGGCATGACCCCACACGTCGCCCCCGTAACGCCTGACGTGCTGTCGGCATTCCTTGCCGTCATGGGCGAGGCCGAGCGCGCGGACCTCGAAAGCATCGGCGGCCTGCCTGCGCTGCAACGCGCGGTGGCGCTGTCGGTCCACACGTTCGCGGGCATCGTTGACGGCAAGCCGGCATTCGTCGGCGGCGTGATTCCCGATGAGGATCATGTGGTGGGCAAGGTTTGGATGCTGGGGGCGCCCGGCATCGCCAAGGCCCGCAAATTCTACCTGCGTGAGACGCGGCGCCAGGTCGGGTTGATGCTCGAAATGTTCGTGTGCCTACGAACGGCGGTTGCGGCCGAATACACGAAGTCGCTGCGGTGGCTGCGGTGGCTGGGCTTTGCCTTGGGGCAGCCTGTCGAGATGGCGGGGCGCACATTGGTTCCGGTGGAGCTGTGGAATGAAGTTTAGCCCCGGCCCGCAATCCCTATGGGAGACGGCGGCATTCGACCCGCTGTCCATCGGGATCAGCGCGGGAACGTCGCTTCTTGGCGGCCTGATTTCGTCCAGTGCGGCATCGGATGCGGCTGGCATGCAGGCGGGGGCTGCGGATCGTGCGGCGGCGCAATCGGCGGCACAGTATGCGCAGACCCGCGAGGATTTGGCGCCGTATCGCGGATACGGGACCACGGCCGGTGGCCAGCTTATCAACCGGCTGAACCAGTTGACTTCTCCGTTCAACCCGACGATGGCGGACCTTGAGGCAACCCCCGGCTATCAGTTTACGCGGGATCAGGGGCTCAAGAGCGTCCAGAACGCGGCGGCGGCGAAGGGGCTGGGCATCTCCGGCGCGGCGCTCAAGGGTGCGGCTAACTACGCAACCGGCTTGGCAGATAGCACCTACAAGACGCAGTTTGACATCGACCAAGCCAACAAGACGAACAGCTTCAACAAGCTGCTTGCCCTGACGCAGACCGGCGCGAATGCCGCTTCCAATACGGGTCAGCTTGGCATGCAGGCGGCGCAGAACGCGGGCAACTTCGCAACTTCTGGCGCCAATGCGCAGGCATCTGGTGCCGTGGCTGGCGCGAACGCGATCACCAGCGGGCTTAACAACGTGGCGGGGCTTTACAACAGCTACACGCTGCTGAACCGGCTGAAGGCGTCCTAATGGCCATTGACCCCAACATCCCGCTACAGGCCGGCACCGGCGCTGCGGCACCGCAGAACCCGTTGGCGCAGTTCGGCCAGGTGGTCGGCATCGCGAACGCGATGGGCCAGAACAAGCTGCAGGGCGTGCAGACGCAGGCCGCAGAGCAGGAGCTTGGCCGGACGCGGTTGCGGGCACTTGGCGCCATCGCGGGAACGGCTTTGAGCGTCTATGACCCGAGTAATCCAGCCAGCGCGAATGGCGTCGTGGATGCGCTGCACATGGGCATTGAATCCGCCGTGGCAAACGGCACCCTCGACCAGAACACGGCGCAACAGTTGTTCAAGGGCATCGCGGCCACGAAAAGCCCCGATGACTTGATGGGGCGCGTGAAGCAGTTCGCGCTGATGGGCATTGACCCCAACGCGGCGCTTACCCGTGTGTATGGCCAAGGCGGCACCATGTCGGACGGGCAGGTGCAACAGCCGGGCGTCGTGCACGATCCGATGTTTGGCGGCGGCTTCACGCCAGCTGGGCAGGGCGTGCGGCAACAGGTCACGCCTTCGGAACTCAACGAGCGCGTCATTGTGGGATACGACGCAAAGGGCAACCCGATCTACGGCCCCAAGCAACAGGTTACGCCCCGCAGCCTCGGCGGCACGGCGGCCGATACAACATCGCCATTGGGCGACGGGCGGTTGCCTCCTGCGCTGCGCAATCCTACGAATGCGCCGCAAGCGACCTCCGCAAACGTCACGGCCCCCGGCGCGGCTGCGCAAGCCTCACAGTCCGCCACGGGCACGCAGGGCGCCGCGCGCTTCAGCCAGATCGCAGATCAAGGCGTTGCCGCACAATCGCAAGACGCGATCCTTGGCAACATGGAAACCGAGATTGCGCAGTTTGCCACGGGCACCGGGCAGGACCGCATCAAGAATTTCCAGAAGGCCACGCTGCGGTTTGCTCCCGGTGTCGCGCGCGCGTTCGGCATTGATGAAAAGTCGGTGGCGGCGAACGAGTCTTTCGACAAGCTGGCGGCGCAGATTGCCGATGCACAGGGCGCCGGATCGGATGCGCGCCTTGCCGTGACGCAATCCGCCAACCCAGGCAGCACTCTTACGCCAGAGGGCGCCCGGTTGATCCTAAGCCAACTTCGCGGGAATGCCGACTACAACAAAGCCCGCGCCACGCTGGCGGCCAACTGGCCTGACAAGGCGGACCAAGCCGGCTTTGAGCAGCAGGCGAAGAACCTTGACCCGCGCGCGTTTCAGATGCTGCGGATGACCGGGGAACAGCAACGGACGTTCCTGAAAAACCTGAACGACACCGACAACGCAGCCGTCAAGCAGGCTTGGCGCTGGGCTAAGGAAAACGGCCTTGTCGGTCGCTAATTACGGCCCGATTTTTGAAGCGGCGGCCCGTGAGTGGAACGTTGACCCGCGCCTGTTGCGCGCGGTTGCCACGCAGGAAAGCGGCGGCAACCCGAACGCTCGCAGTCGTGCCGGCGCCGTTGGCGTCATGCAGATCATGCCGGGGACCGGGCGCGAACTAGGCGTAACCGACCTGACGAACGCAGAACAGAGCATCTACGGCGGCGCCAAATACCTGTCGCAGATGCTGGATCGCTATAAGCATCCGGAACTTGCGCTTGCCGCCTACAACGCGGGGCCGGGGCGCGTTGATGCCTTCCTGAAGGGCGGCGCGCTGCCTGACGAAACGCTAAAATACGTTCCGGCTATCAAAGCGCATTACGAAAGGCTTGGCCCTGTGGCAGATCGTCGCGCTTCCGGTGTCATGTCTGACGATGACTTCCTAAAAGCCATCGGCGGTGGTGCCAAGCCTGCCACGACCGCGCCCGGCGCGACGATCAGCGATGACGACTTTTTGAAAGCCATCGCCCCGACCACGGAAGCCAAGCCCGCGCCTACGGACAAGCGCCAGCAGGGCGACCCCGACAATCCCGTGATGCCGCAGCGGTTCCAGAAGCGCGCGGATCTCGGCCCGCGTTCGTCGCCTGCTGTGGAGACGGGCACGACCGTTGGTGATATTGCAGCCAGCGCGGGCGCCATCCGTTCCGCCGCAGCGCAGGGGTTCCGCGAAAGCTCGCAGCCCATGCCGCCGCTTGTCACGCCCGTTATGGAAGGGCTGGGCGTCTATCCTCCGGCAGCCGGTGGCGGCACGCTGCTACAGCGCGCGAACAAGCTGGTTATGGACCCGCTGGCGGCTGGCGGCGAATTGGCGTTGCGGCTTGGTGGGGGCGTCATCCGGGGGTTGCAGGCCGGTGTCACGCAGGCCGGGCGCGAGGGCGGCGACGCCCCGATGCTGGGTGTGTTGGGCAGCCCGCAACAGCTTGGGCGCGATCTTGCCGCCATGCCGGAGGCTTTCATGGGCGCGTTGCCCGGTGGCGCCCCACGGCAGCACAACCGCCTTGCGCATGCCGTGCCTGAATACGTGCCGTTGCCTGACAAGCCGCGTATCTACATGCGCGCGGACATTGGCGAGACACGCGCGGCGCCGGAGTTTATGCCGCCGGGTGTGCAGCGCCCTCCTGCGGCTCCCGTTGCGCCTCCTGACTTCCTGCCCCCCGGTGCTACCATGGCCCCGGCTGCCGATGACGCGGCGATGGGCGGGCGTCGTTCGGCGGGCGCTGCGGCGGCGACGGATGCGGAAGCCAACATGTCCCGTAAGGAGATGGTCACGCAGCGCGCGACGGCAGAACGGAAACTGTTGGAAGAATCACAACCCGCAAGCGCGGACGCTACCGAATACGTGCCGGGCAGCATTCCGACTGAGGCGCAGATTGCGCAGACCACGGAAGCCGCGCGTTCCGAAAAGAGCATGGCCACGCAATCGGCAGCCGCTAAGCAAATATACGACGATCATCAGGCCCGCAACAATCAGGCGCGCGCTGATTTCTACGATGACGCTCAAGGCACCCCAACGCTTCGACTTCGGCTTGAACTGGCGCGGAATGAGCAATACGAAGCGGAAGTTGCAAGCGCAATGCGCAACAAGGGCGCGGCTGACCCAAATCCT